ACGGAAACTATGTAGAGAAAACTGCATACTTCTACGTATTAGCATTGGTCGAGGGTGAACCAAGACCGGCAGTAATTGCTATGCGTTCTTCTAATCTTACACCAGCGAGAGAGCTAAACAATCTGATCAAGAATCTTAGATTCTCTGATGCAGAGGGCTCTTTTAATCCAGCTGCGTACTCAGCGGTTTATAATTTAAAAACCGTGGGTAAGACAGCAGGAAGCAAGAGCTGGCATGTCTACAAACCATCAAGAGTTAGAAATCTTGATGTCAGTAAAAAAGAAGATGCAGGGTTGTACGAGGTTGCACAACAACTTCAAAAAACTGTATCTAAAGGTGCAGCTAAACCAAAATACGATGCACCTAAAAATACTGGAGACATTGTATAACCGAGTTCCTTAAAGGAACATTCGCGAGTGGGGCGCTAAAGCGAGAGTGGAAGCGCCCTCTTTATATTATGAAAGATGATTTGATGGTACAGCAACAGGTGGAGAATGCGTGGCAACACATGGTAGGTGTCATCTGTCTAAATCAAACAGGACGTAAGAAAGTTAAAAAAATATTACCAGGATTTTTTAAAAGATTTCCAACACCAGAAAAGTTATTAGAATCTAACAAAGATACGATAGCAGAGATGTTAAAAGATCTAGGAATGAAGAACGTCAGGACACATCGGATATGGAGAATGACCGAAGAGTATATGACATGGGATGGTGAGGACGCAACAAAATTATTTGGTATCGGTAAGTATGGTAGTGACAGCTATAGAATATTTTACAAGAATGAAATACCAGAGAATGTGCAAGACAAAGAATTAAAAAGATATTTAAATGAAAGAATTTGAAAGATATTTTAGTGGATTAAAAAGAGACTTTGGTTTCTGTAATGTTAAAAATGGATATTATGATCCTAAAACAAACAAACTTAAGTTTGATCCAGGTGATTATGGTTGGGCCAAAAGACCCATTACAGACAAAGACTATGAGGATCATTTAAAAGGACAGAAATCAATAGGATTACAAGCTTGTGATGATGAAAGCATGGCTAGCTTTGGTGCGATAGATGTTGATCCTGACGATTATGAAAAATTTGATTTACAAAAATATTTAAAAGTTATCGATAAAAAAAGTTTACCTGTAATTCCTATTGAGTCTAAAAGTGGTGGGCTTCATATTTATGTATTTACAAAAGAAAAAGTACCTGCATCTTTAATTAGAGAATTTTTATCTAATCTATTATTTTTATTTGGTTTACCAGCAAAAACAGAAATATTTCCTAAACAAACTGCTCTTGGTAAAAATCAAAATGGAGAAAGAACCACGGGTAGTTTTATTAACCTTCCATATTTTAATGGTAGTGAGAGAAGAGCGTACAGACCTGATGGAAGTAAAATGGATCTAGATTATTTTTTAAAAGTAGTAGAGGCTAATTTACAAACAAAAGAAAGTTTACAAGAAGTTAGTAATAAAAAAATAAAAGAAGTATTGACCGGTGGACCTGAAGAGTTTGCTGATGGTCCTCCATGTCTACAGATGATCTGCAAAGAGATACAGGAATCAGGGACCAAACTAAAAGACGAAAGAGATAGATTTTTATATAACTACATGGTTTTTGCTAAAAAGAAATTTAGTGAAAATTGGGAAAAGAAAGTATTGGAAGCAGCCAGAAACTATATTTTGTATGATGAGATATGGGGTGATGGTAAGGTAGAAGAAAAAATAAAATATTGGAAAAAAGATACCGCAGGTTTTAAATGTAATGATTTACCTATTTCATCTTATTGTGCGAGGGGAACTTGTCTTAAGAGAAAGTTTGGTATTGGTGGTCACTTTGATTCGCAGTGGCCATCAGTATCAGGTTTGATTAGAATTATGTACAAACCAGATCATGAATATTTTTTTAACGTAGAGGTGGCTGCGGATAAAATTGTACAAGTGCATGCACGTAGTATTAAACAATTTAACGAGATGAAACAGATGCGTAGTCTAATCGCAGATCATACAACAACATATCCACCGAGTATAAAAGAAAAAGAATATCAAAACATATTAAACGGATTATGGGCAACCATGGAAACTATTCAACCACCTGCAGGTACAAATCCTGTAGACATGTTAAAGAAAGAATTATTTACATATGTTAACGGACCCAAAGCTAGCTCTTACGCAGCATTTAAAAGTGGATCTGTATTACATGAGGATCAACATTTTTATTTTGTATACGATAAATTTTACGATGAATTAAAACGTGGAGATTGGAATCAAGAGCGAGCAAGAACAGCCACGATGGTCAAACAATATTTTAAAGGTGAGTTTGATTGTCAGAAAAGATTTCCAAAAGGAGATAATGAGGAATCATTTCCACCACTAAGAGTTTTAAAACTTCCAAAGGAAGGTTTAGAAAAAGAGGATATACCAGAAGAAATAATAGAAATAGAAGATAAGGAGAATATAGTATGACGAAAGCGCCTAGTGTTTATATATCAATGCCAACATATGATTTAATGCAAGTATCAACTTGTCTGTCGTTGGTTAAGTTATTTAATAAGTTTACCCTTGCAAAAATAAAAGCAGAGATAGGAACGTTTAAATGTCCATATGTTGGCTACGGAAGAAATGTATTGACAGCCATGTTTTTAGAGTCTGGTTTTGATTATCAATTGTTTGTGGATGCAGACATGGAGTTCGAACCTGATGTTGTAGGTCGTATGATAATATCTCAAAAAGATGCTATCTGTGTGCCATACAGAAAGAAAACACAAGATCAAGTATTAAAATTTTCTGTAGAATTTAACGATCCTACTAATATTGAAATAGATGAAAAAGGTATTGTAGAGTTAAAGGTTGGACCTGCAGGTCTGACATTAATTCACAGAAAGGTTTATGAAAAATTAATTAAAGATAATCCACATCTTAAAATAAAACAAAAAGAAATAATATCTGAAAAAGCAAATTCATATTTTTATAATTTTTGGGATACATCTTTTACCAAAGATGGAACATGGTGGGGTGAGGATGTTAATTTTTGTAATTTAATTAAAAAATCTGGATTTAAATTTTATGGAGTAGTAGATGGAAAAACAACACATCACGGATCATACGGCTGGACTGGCTCACTCAAAGATGGGTTTAAGAAAGCCAATGGAAAAGATCAATAAAATATATGGACCACCTGGTACAGGTAAAACATTTAGATTAATCAGACGTGTAAAAGCGTACGAGCGTATTGGTGTGCCTTTGCACAAGATAGGTTACTTTGCATTTACCAGAAAGGCTGCGGAGGAAGCACGTAAAAGAATAGATGTATCTGAAAAAGAGGTGCCATACTTTCAAACAATACACGCATTTTGCTATCACTTACTTGGATTAAGCGAGGAAGATATCATGCAACCCTATCACTACGAGGACTTAGGTAAAAAATTAAACATACGAGTTTCATTTAATGATAAGTATAACGAAGAGGAGACACATTTTTTAAGTTGTAATAATCCATACTTTCAAATGATACAAAAAGCTATAAACAAAGATATAGATATCAGAACAGAGTTTGATCTTAATGAGCATGATAAAAAACAAGTTAAGGACTACGATACACTCAATCATATTTACAGGAATTTTTTAGTCTACAAAGATAAAAATAATCTTTTTGATTTTAACGACATAATAAAATCTGTTTTACATTCTAATAAAATACCACAGTTTAAAGTTATATTTATTGACGAGGCACAAGACCTGTCACCACTTCAGTGGCAACTGTATGATAAATTAAAATATCATTGTGAACAAATGTATCTAGCCGGTGATGATGATCAGGCTATCTATGCATGGGCTGGCGCTGATGTAAAAAGATTTGTACAAGAACCTGCAAGAGAAATTGTTTTAAGAAAATCAAGACGTATATCAAAAGCTGTTCAAGAAGAATCTACTGGACCTATTAATAATATTATTGGAATTAGAAAATTAAAAAAATATTATCCGAGAGACTACGAAGGTGAATCACATTATATATCTGATCTTAACCAGGTTGATCTTACAAAAGGTAAGTGGTTGATACTTACAAGAACTAAAAGTAATCTGTTAGATATCATGAAAGATTTGAAACGTAAGAATTTTTATTATCAAAGCAACAAAGGTAAAAGTTTTAAAGTTGGTATGTATGAAGCTGCAATAGCATATACTAAATGGACTAAAGGTGAAGTATTAGATGAAAAAGAAATAGGTGCAGTTAAAGAATACATACCTACAGGTAATTGGGATAAAAAAATTCCTTGGTATGATAAATTTGTGGCTGACCAAAAAGAGATTTTGTATCTAAGAAATTTAATTGCATCTAAAGAAAACTTAAAAGAGAAAGCACGAATATGGTTGTCAACTATTCACGCAATAAAAGGTGGAGAGGAAGATAACGTAATTTTATCTTTACATCAAGGTCGTACCGTCCAACAGGGAATCAAATCAAGTGTTGACAAACAAGATGAGGAGCATAGAGTGTGGTATGTTGGAATCACGAGAGCACGAAATAATCTATATAAACTGAGAGCAAAAAAGAAATTAAGGGAGTATCAACTATGACAGATAAAAATATATTGGACGAGGCGTTTCCACAGTATACTCAGGTCGGAGGAAATCACTACACTAAGTTTCCCATTCAACCTTACGAGTTTATCTCTAAAAACGATCTATCGTTCTTTCAAGGAAACGTTATAAAATACGTTTGCCGCTATCAACGTAAGGGCGGCGCAGAAGATATTAAAAAAATAATACACTATTGCCAGTTGGAATTAAAAAAAATGAGAGACATGAAGAACAAATGATATTACCTCAAACAGAGTGGCTGCAGCCTACAGAATATCCTGATCTTAGATCTTATGATGAGATTGCTATTGATTTAGAAACAAGAGATCCAGATTTAAAATCAAAAGGATCTGGTGCAGTCGTGGGTAACGGTGAGGTTGTTGGTATAGCAGTGGCCACATATAATGAAAAGTGGTATTTTCCTATCGCTCATCAGGAAGGACCTAACATGAATAGGGATAAAACTTTGGAGTGGTTTAAAGATATTCTTGAATGTCCAGCTACAAAAATATTTCACAATGCTATGTATGACGTATGTTGGATACGTAGTTTAGGCTTAAATATCAATGGCTTAGTGGTGGATACAATGATAGCGTGCTCACTTTTAGATGAGAACAGATTTTCTTATACACTAAATACTTTGTCTTGGCATTTTTTAAACGAGGGTAAAAACGAACGTGCACTAAACGAAGCTGCAAAAGCAAGAGGACTAGATGCTAAAGCTGACATGTGGAGACTGCCTGCACATGAGGTTGGAGCGTACGCTGAAAAAGATGCAGAGTTAACTTTTAAACTTTGGCAACATGTAAAAAAATTAATTATAGAAAATGATCTTGAAGAGATTTTTAATCTTGAAACGGATCTTTTTCCTTGTCTCGTTGATATGCGTTTCTTAGGCGTTCGCGTAGATACTCAAAGAGCTTACGACTTGCGTAAGGAATTGATTGGACAAGAGCAACTGTTATTGCGAGAAGTTCAACAAGAAACACAAGAAGATGTCCAAATATGGGCAGCAAGATCGATTGAAAAAGTTTTTCAAAAATTAAATTTATCTTACGAACGAACCGCGAAATCCAATGAGCCTTCATTTACTAAAAATTTCCTTTCAAATCATCCACATCCTATCATACAAAAGATAGCAGAAGCAAGAAAGATTAATAAAGTAAACACGACATTTATAGATACAATATTAAAACACGAACACAAAGGTAGAATACATGCAGAAATAAATCAAATCAGATCTGATGATGGTGGCACGATCACCGGACGTTTTTCATATTCTAATCCAAACCTACAACAGATACCTGCGAGAGATAAAGTTTTAGGTCCTATGATTAGAAGTTTATTTATACCTGAGAAAGGATGCACGTGGGGTTGTTTTGACTACTCGCAACAGGAACCAAGACTTGTAGCACATTATGCTTTGCGTTATGGTTTACCATCTGTAAATACAATTGCAGATTCTTATGACACAGATTCATCAACAGACTTTCACAAAATAGTCGCTGAAATGGCAGAGATACCTAGAGAACAGGCTAAAGTAATTAATCTTGGTTTGTTTTATGGTATGGGAAAAGCAAAGTTACAAGCAGAGTTAGGTGTAACAAAATATAAAGCAGAAGAATTATTTGAAAAATATCATTCACGAGTTCCATTTGTAAAACAACTAATGAATGAGGTTATGAAAGCTGGTGCTAAAAAAGGACAGATTAAAACTTTATTAGGTAGACGATGTAGATTTCCTAAATACGAACCAATATTACGTGGTAGCGACTGGGGTAAATATATACCACCTGAAGATGAAGAGCGAATGCAAGACCTACAGAAAATGGGGCCATACATTAAAGACGACGAGGGAGAAACATTAAAAGATAAAGATGGTAATCCTAAAAAGAATTACTGGCATAACAATCCAACACGTCGAGCATTTACATACAAAGCCTTAAACAAACTCATACAGGGATCAGCGGCTGACATGACTAAGAAAGCCATGCTGGAATTATACAAAGAGGGTATCACACCACACATACAGGTACACGATGAATTAGATATATCTGTTATCAATGATTTAGAAGCTGCTAAGATTAGAGATATAATGGAAAATGCGGTTGACTTAAAAATACCAAATAAGGTAGACTACGAATCTGGTCCTAATTGGGGATCAATAAAATAATGTTTTTGATAGACACATATTTAGATAAAAGTAAGATACATGGTATTGGAGTTTTTTCTAAAGAAAATATAAAAAAAGGTGAAAAGATAAAAGAGGAAAGACCTGAGTTTGAAATGGAGTTTGATAAAAATAAATTACCACAGATGCCTTTAGCTTTAGCAAAACTTATAGACACTCATGCCTACGAAAGAAGATTAAATTCTAATATACTTGTATTAGGTTTAGATAACGAAAAATATATGAATCATAGTGACAACCCTAGTGTGAACGATGATGGCATAGCTTTAAAAAATATAAATGTAGGCGACGAAATTACAATAGACTACAGAGACTTTGATGATAGTATTCAAACATGGCTTACTTAAATGCAAACATACCACCGACTTACGCACAAATAAAAAGGGAGTATCTTTATGACTTACAAAAGCATCACGGAGAAGTTGAAGACTGTATTATCTTTGGTCTATCGGCTATTACTGGAAGGAGCATACTATGGCATGCTATTATGGAAAACGGTGCAATATTTTATCGCTTACCAATTAGCGCGTTTATTCAAAAGGGATTTGACCCATCCAGAGTGCCCACAAGACGACTTGATGAACTACAGCTCTGGAATTGTTTTTCTTATTATCCTTCTGTTCACTCTTTCGATATATTAGATGGACAAGCAGGTAAATACATAGGAAAAGATAAAAAATGGCATCACGGAAAATATTTATTTACTGTTGACTTTGGACATCCAGAGAGTAACATACTTGACACTGATCATTCGGAGATCCCGCACGAACACAAGTGCGCACACATAATTGCCTTAGACGAAGGTAATTTTGCTGCACAACCAAACAATAGATGCATATGGGATATACCGTCATTTACGGTAAAAGACACTGTGCCTGATTGGAAAGTGCAAACTAACGCGTGGAACGTGGAAGATAGCAGTCAGTGGCGTACAGAAGATACTGATAAATTCTTTTACGAGATTGAGGAGAAGAAAAAATGATATGTGCAAGTTGTAATATGGGGTTTATAATAACTCCAATTAATGTTAAAAAAGAGTGTCCACATTGTGGATATTCTAACATGCCTTTAATATTAGAGGAGGAAAACATGGTAAAAAAAATTGTAAAATGGATATGGAATATTATTGCATGGCCATTTAAAAAAATACATAATTGGCTAAACGGATAAATTTATGGAGATAGCCAGGATGAATTATTACTTTACAGGTATTTTAATTGTAATGTTAGTTGTCCTGGCTTTCTGCGGAGGACCACATGCCCAATAAGCCACTCAACATATCTGAAGAGGCCGCCGTGCAAATGCCGATGAAGACGGTAGCTTCATTGATAATTATCGTAGCACTCGGCACGATGGGCTATTTTCAAATCATAGAGCGTCTCAATGTTGCAGACACTCGAATACAAATAATGGAGAAGGATCTCGAGGAGAATACGGAATTCCGTATCAAGTGGCCACGTGGGCAACTCGGATCCTTACCCCGC